CAAAGCGTGTATCGAAAAATTCGAACCATTCATCGACAAGTCATACCAAGAACTAGCAGACTACATGAATGCATTCGACCAGAAGATGCAGATGAAGCGTGAAGTTATCGCAAACAAAGGCATCTGGACTGCAAAAAAACGTTACATTCTAAACGTGTACGATTCTGAAGGTGTTCGATTCGCAGAACCAAAGTTGAAGATGATGGGCATTGAAGCCGTTAAGTCTTCCACACCAATGTCATGCCGTGAGAAGATTAAAGAGTCTTTGAAGATTGTGATGAATGGCAATGAACAAGAGTTTCAATCTTTCGTTGAATTATTCAAACAAGAATTCAAAACTCTTCCATTCGAAGACATTGCATTTCCACGTGGTGTTAGTGACCTGTCTAAATATGTGAGCAGTTCGGAACTATATTCAAAAGGCACACCTATGCATGTGCGTGGTGCGATAATGTTTAATGCGTTTCTGAAAAAGTATAAACTGACTAAGAAGTATCAACTTATTCAGGATGGTGACAAGACTAAATTCTGTTACATGAAAGTTCCAAATCCCGTTCAAGAAAATGTATTTTCTATTCTCACAGTCTTACCAAAAGAGTTTGGCGTAGAAAAATATATCGACTACGATACGCAGTTTGATAAAGCATATCTTGAACCATTAAAAACAATCGTAAACACAATTGGTTGGAAGACTGAACGTGTTTCTTCATTGGAGAGTTTTTTCGCATGACAACAAGAACAATACCCGCAGAATACCTAGCGTTTAGAAAAGAAGATGATTTTGGATTTAGTGCAGTTGACGAATCAACGTTAACTAGACTCACTGATCCAAATACATTAGAAGATACTATTCTCGTTAGAGAAACTGTTGAACAATCTTCAGAATCACTACACCGAGTAGAAGAGAAGTTAGACGCAATGTTGGCACTATACAATCAAGGTAAACTAGGACTTGATGCAGAACGCCAAAACATGAAATCAGAAGTGCAAGCAAATCTAAAAGAGTTAGAACAACTCATCATGCCTTTGCTAGTTAACTTGATGAAGAATCCAGAAAAAGAATATATCTATTGGCCTAATCGAACTTCAAAGATCCAAGATCAAATTGATAGGGTGTTGGCGTTGACTAGAGGATAATTATGCTATTCGCTTTGATTACATTATTGAGTGCGATATCTCTTTCTGCTATTGCCGCATACTATTCAGTCATTGGCTTGATGGCTATCTTTGCGGCTAGCCCAATACCAATTGCAATCATGGGTGGTGCGCTAGAGTTTTCTAAACTCATTGCCGCATCATGGGCATATAAGAATTGGAAAGTTGCTCCGAAATTTTTGAAATACTATTTCACAGTAGCAGTTATGATTCTGATGTTCATTACATCATTGGGAATTTTTGGATATCTTTCTAAAGCACATAACGATCAAAGTTTAGTGAGTGGTGATGTATCTGCAAAAATTGAAATGATCGATGAGAAGATTAAAGTTGAGAAGGATAATATTGATGTTAATCGCAAAACGCTCAAACAGATGGATGAAGCTGTGGACCAAGTTATGGTTCGTTCAACAAACGAAAAGGGTGCAGAAAAAGCGGCAAGTCTACGCAAAGCCCAACAGGTTGAACGTGGTCGCTTACTTAAAGAAATCGAAACATATAACAAGCGGGTGGCGACTCTTAATGAAGAACGGGCTCCTATCGCCGCCGAAATTCGTAAAGTGGAAGCAGAGGTTGGTCCGATCAAATATATTGCGGCGTTAATCTACGGAGATAGCATCGATTCTAGTTTACTAGATAAGTCTGTACGATTCGTTATTATTCTTTTAGTTCTTGTGTTTGACCCAATGGCAGTCTTGCTTGTTATTGCAGGAAACTTTTCTTTGAGACAAATAGCAAAAGAGAAAGAAGAGAAGTCTGGTGGATATCAAGTTGATATTCCAACCAATGAAGTTGAACCAAAACAAAAAAGAAGACAAAGAAAACGAACGCCAGATCAATCTATTGGCGATGAAAATTTGAATGCGACACTCATTGAACCTATACCAATGACGAAAGAAGAACTGGAAGATTTTAAACGTAAATACACTAGGGATGGCAGATCAAAATTTGCAGAGTTTGCAGAAAGATAATTTATGAAAATTGGTTTTAATTGTTCGTCATTTGATTTATTTCATGCTGGTCATGTGACGATGTTGAAGATGGAAAAAAAGTTGTGTGACTATTTGATTGTTGCGTTACAAGTTGATCCTACTGTAGATAGACCTAGTACAAAAAATAAACCTGTACAATCGGTATATGAAAGATATGTTCAATTGCAAGCGTGTAAGTATGTGGATGAAATTCTTGTCTACCATACCGAAGAAGACTTAGCTAATCTGATTATGACGCAAACAATGCACATAAGATTTCTTGGCGAAGAATACAAAAATAAAGACTTTACCGGTAAACAGTATTGCATTGAGAACGGAATTGAGTTATACTATCATGTGAGAAATCATAGTTACAGTACATCAGAACTCCGTCAGCGTACCCATGATTTAGAAGTGCAAAAGAAAAGCGAACCTGATGTTAGTGAATATGAACAGCATTCGCCAAAGTTATTAAACAAATATTATGAAGGAAAAACACAATGAGCAATTTTTTTACAGATTTAGTTGACCAATTGAAAGATGAAGACACAAAGATTTTATCTGAAGGTGGTGCATCTGCTGAGTATAGTGGATGTATTGATACGGGTTCATATGCATTGAATGCTGTTCTATCAGGTAGCATCTATGGCGGTGTGCCTAACAACAAAGTGACTGCATTCGCTGGTGAATCGTCAACTGGTAAAACATTCTTTGTGCTTGGGATTGTTAAACAATTTCTCGATGCAAATCCCGAAGGCGGTGTTATCTACTTTGATACAGAAGCCGCAGTTACAAAACAAATGATGGAATCTCGTGGCGTTGATACTAAACGGGTTGTTATCTCTGAGCCAGATACAATTCAAAAGTTTCGTCACACCGCATTGCAAATCATTGAGAAGTATCAAGCACAACCAGAAGCGAAACGCAAGCCAATGATTATGGTTCTTGATTCTCTTGGTCAGTTATCATCTACTAAAGAAATGGAAGATACTGCTGAAGGCAAAGAGACTAAAGACATGACCAAGTCTGCTATTCTCAAAGCAACATTCCGTGTATTGAATTTGAAACTTGCTAAGATTGGTGTGCCTTTGCTTGTAACGAATCACGTTTATGATGTTGTTGGTGCATACATCCCAACTAAAGAAATGTCTGGTGGCTCTGGCTTAAAGTACACCGCATCTACAATCATTTACTTGTCTAAGCGTAAAGATAAAGATGGTACTGCTGTTGTTGGTAACATCGTTCGTTGCAAGTTGCAGAAGTCACGTTTGACAAAAGAAAACTCTCAAGTCGAAGTGAAGATTACATACAGCACAGGGCTTGACAGATACTTTGGCTTGCTTGAAATTGCAGAGAAGTATGGTATCATCAAAAAAGTATCTACACGATATGAACTTGCTAATGGTACTAAAGTATTCGGCAAGAACATCAACGAAGAGCCAGAGAAGTATTTCACACCTGATATCTTAGCATTGATTGAAGAAGCATGTAAGAAAGAATTCTTGTATGGGCAAGATGGTGTTGAGGGTGTTACTGATGAAGAAGAGTTGGAGTTAGTCAATGAAGATTGAAGAAACTTATGAGATTGCCGAAAGCGATATCAAATACAAAGATAAAGATGTTGTCGCAACAATCAAAATTACTGCTGGCGACTTTAAAGACACAGTATTCCATTTTGGTGAAATTAATTTTGCCGAAGAAGAAAATCCTGACGGAACCTATTCAATTGGCTTCAACTATGATATAATAAGTGAAGAACACAAAGCACTTCAAGGTAATGATATCTTTGAAGCATATCTTGGTGAGGTTTTAAATGACTTGCTGAAACACGCATTGAACGAAGCAGAGAAAAGGTATAAGAATGAACTTGGAACAAAAAATACTGAAACACCTGATATTGGATGAAGAGTATACACGAAAGACTTTACCATTCATTAAAGGCGAGTATTTTCAGGAATCTTCAGAAAAACTATTGTTCTCTGAAATTGAAAGTTATGTAAATAAGTATAACACAATGCCAACGCAAGAGGCATTGGCTATTGAGATTGACAAGAGAGTTAATCTAACAGATGACCAGCACAAGAAAACGATTGCGCTTGTTAAAGAAATTACAATCGATCCCGAAGTGTCCGACACCAAATGGTTGATTGATGCAACAGAAAATTTCTGTCAAGAAAAAGCAATCTACAATGGTATCATGCAGAGCATTCAAATTCTTGATGACAAGAATAAGAACAGCACAGAAAAACTTGATAAAGGTTCGATCCCTAAAATTCTAGCAGATGCGCTTTCAGTTTCTTTTGATAATCACATTGGTCACGATTTTATTGATGACGCAGAAACACGATATGACTTCTATCATAAAGTTGAAAGACGAATCCCATTCGACCTTGACTATCTAAACAGAATCACTAAAGGTGGGCTTGCAGAAAAATCTTTGAACATTGTTCTTGCTGGTACTGGTGTTGGTAAATCTTTGTTCATGTGTCATTGTGCCGCAGCCAATCTGACGATGGGTAAAAACGTTTTGTACATCACAATGGAAATGGCTGAAGAACGTATTGCAGAACGTATCGATGCTAACTTGATGAACGTTGAACTTGATAGATTGATTGGTATGCCTAAAGATGTATACTTGAAGAAAGTCGAAACTCTACGTGAGAAGACTAAAGGTAAGCTAATCATCAAAGAATATCCAACCGCTAGTGCAAACGTAAATCACTTCAATCATTTGTTGAATGAGTTGAAATTGAAACGACAATTCATTCCTGATATCATTTACATTGACTATCTGAACATTTGTTCCTCTGCACGTATGAAGATGGGTTCTTCTATTAACTCATACACATACATCAAAGCAATTGCAGAAGAGTTGCGTGGGCTTGCAGTTGAACATAAATTACCAATTGTATCAGCTACACAAACAACGAGAAGTGGTTATACAAACTCAGACGTTGGACTTGAAGATACTTCAGAATCGTTTGGTCTGCCTGCAACAGCAGACTTGATGTTTGCTTTGATTTCAACCGAAGAACTTGCAGAGTTGAATCAGATTATGGTTAAGCAGTTGAAGAATCGTTACAGCGACCCAACAACAAACAAACGTTTTGTGATTGGTGTTGATAGAGCGAAAATGAAACTGTATGATGCAGAAGAGTCAGCGCAGACTAACATTTCCGATAGTGGGCAGATTGAAGACGATAAACCCGTATTTGATAAGTCTGGTTTCGGCAAACGAATGCAGAAAAACCGAGATTTCGGCAATCTAAAGGTTTAATTTCATAATGTGAAATGTATCCCTTTCCCTAAATATCCCTTGACAAGATACCATAACTGTACTATAATAGATATTGTTAAGAAAGGGATACGACATGAAACTCATTCTCAGGGCAAAAGGGGCAACCTTGACACCAAAGGAGAGAAAGATTTTAAAGATGGCTACGCATTTTTATGCTAGTCGTTTGATGAGTGACAGGTTGTCGAATACATTAGAAATTAGCATAAACGTCATAAAAGATTTTTATGTGAAAAACAAAATACTTGGTGAAGCGTTTCCTAAAGATGATGTTCTAGGAATACCAAGCAATAAACAGTTTGTAATAAATTTGGAATGGAATAATAAACTTGGCAAGCGTGTTTTACAATGTCTTGCACATGAAATGGTTCACGTTAAGCAGTATGCTAAAGGTGAATTAAAATTCCATGAAAGAGGGAACTTGGTAACGTTTCAACGAGAACAATACCAAGGTGATGAATATTGGGAATCATTATGGGAGATTGAAGCATATGGACGTGAAGTCGGACTCTATCAAAAATTTAGACCAACTCTTAAACTTCTTAGGAAAGAAATTTGAAATGATTAAAGTTACAGAATGGTATAACTGGATTGTACGTCAGTTTGGTGAGATTTGTGGTTGGATTGGATTAGTTCTAATTCATGGGTCTACAGTACCAGTAACGTACTTAGCAATTCAAGGTGAGCCTACAGTATTGCCCCCATTAAGCATGGTGTTACTAATTTGGACTGGTTTGCTATTATTCTTTATTCGTTCTGCAATTGTAAAAGATAAACTTTACATGATCTCAAACGGCATTGGATTCTTCATGCAAAGTATCATGTTGGCATTCTTGGTGTTAAAATGAGTGTAGATAGTATTAGAGCATACAACAATAAGATGTATGAACAACTTATTCTCAACAAAACGGAGAGAAGAATTGATGAATTGCGTTTAGAAGAACGTAGAATTAAACATCTGCGTGAAGTTAGTGAAGAAGCACGTATCGAAATGAATCGTAGAATGAATCGTCCTGGACAGAATGTAGATAGAATGGCATAGAGTGAAATCGATAGCATTGTTTGTTAATCATCCCGAATGTTCAACAGATTGTTGTGATGGGATGATTAAAGCACTATCGCCAAACTATGAAATTAATTTATTCAATGTTGATAGTGATTTAGTGACAGTATTAAACAATGCAGATATTGTTGCATTTCCTGGAGGTATCGGAGATGCAGATTCTTATGATAAATTCTTTAGACGCAAACGTGCTAATATGATAGCAGACTTTGTTGAGTCTAAAGGATATTATCTTGGAATATGTATGGGTGCATATTGGGCTGGCAGTCACTATTTCGATATACTAGATGACATTGAACCTGTTCAGTATATTAAACAAAATACCGCAGACATTCGTAGGTCTTATTCTACCATTGCAAACGTTACTTGGAACGGCAAACCTGAGACAATGTTCTTCTATGATGGGTGTGCATTGACAGGCAATCTAGAACGTGCTAAAATAGTCTCTACTTATGCGAATGGTGACGCCATGGCAATCATTCAAAATCGTGTAGGTGTGATTGGTTGTCATCCTGAGAGTCAAAAGTATTGGTATAAAAATTATATATCAGAACATTGGCACGAAGAACAAAACCATAAATTGTTGTTAAACTTTGTTGACGAACTTACATTATGTTAATTTACACAAATCAAAAATCGAAGAAGAAAAAAACTCCTGCAAAGAAAGTTGCAGAGTATCAACAATGGCTAGACAATCTGCCAACTACTTCATTCTCTAAAGGTTTCAAGAAGTCTAAAGAAATCGAAGCATACAAACCTCCAAAAGCATATATTCGTGAAACTGTACGTCATCCCAGTTTAGCGACAGTTGGCGACAGTTGCACTAAGCCAATTCACGGCAAAGTTTACACTGGCGACAAGATGATTGGCATTGGCACATTACACAAAAGCAATGCAGTACCTATTTTCTCTAGTGATGATGCAAAGGATCAAGCATCAATGCGAAGGTAATTATAAATAGGTCTATTGCAACGACAGACCTATCATGTTTAAATTTAAAGAATACCTTATTGAAAAGAAAAACACTCACATGGAACATGCGGAAGACGATGTTCTTAATGGGGGTGTTGAAGGAACTAGAGATAGCATAAACGCACTCAGAGCGGTGCGTGATATGCTTGCTGGACATTCCAAAAGCAAAGTTGACATTTCAGTCAAATGGGATGGTGCGCCAGCAGTCTTTGCAGGACAAGATCCAACAGACGGCAAATTCTTTGTTGCGAAGAAGGGCGTCTTCAATAAAAATCCCAAAGTATACAAAACTCCAGCAGAAATTGATGCAGACACTTCTGGCGACTTAGCAACCAAACTCAAAGCATGTTTGATGTATTTGCCTAAGATCAACATCAAAGGCGTCATTCAAGGCGACTTACTATTCACACAGTCAGACTTGAAGACAGAAACAATTGAAGGCGAATCATACGTCACGTTTCATCCAAATACGCTAGTGTATGCAGTACCGTCAGAAAGTGAACTTGCTAAAGATATCAAAAGAGCAAAGATTGGCATTGTCTGGCATACAATTTACGAAGGCGATACATTCGAAACAATGTCCGCAGTCTTTGGTAAAGATATTCTAAGCACACTCACAAAGACACCAAACGTTTGGATGACAAGTGCAGTCTATCAAGACGTATCAGGTAAAGCTACACTCACACAATCAGAAAATGATGAAGTGACTGCAATTCTATCTGAAGCTGGAAAGATATTCCAAAAGCTAGATGCACCAACACTAAACTACATCAATACAGACGAAGACTTGATTGAACGCATTAAGACATTCAACAATTCAAAAGTACGTCAACAGTTGAAAATCACAAACGTCAAAGCGCACGTTAAAGAATTGATTACCTACATAGAAGATTACTACGAGAAACAAGCCGAGGGCAAAGGTGAACGTGGTCGTGCTACTCAGATGCTAAAGAAAAGCAAAGTGCTTAAATTCTTCTCGCCAAAAAACAAATCACATCTAGAAGACATTTTCACAATGATGAATCTCTTAGCAGAAGCGAAGTTGATTTTGATTAAGAAGATGGATGAAGTTAAAACGTTGAACACTTTCTTGTTGACTAAGAAAGGCTACGAAGTGACTGGTGTTGAGGGTTATGTTGCAATCGACAAGATCAAAGGCAATGCAGTCAAGTTAGTTGACAGAATGCAATTCAGTTACGCAAACTTCTCGCCTGATATCATTAAAGGTTGGCAGAGGTAAGTTGAGACATGCCAGATGAATTTGGGTTCTTGGCTGGTGCCAAGGGTATAAGCGAAGGCTTTAAAACTGGAAGAGAAGCCGGAAGAGAAATTGGCAAGAATATCGAAGATGTTCAAAGGGAAGCGGTAGATGTTGCAAAAGAAAGAGCGAATGCAAAAATTCGTGAACGCAGAGAAGCAGAGTTAAGAAAAGAAAAAGCAATATTTAAAGCCCTTGAAGAGTACCGACACCGCAAGCAAATATCGGAAGAAGAGTACAAATTAAGGGTAGAGTTTGTAAAGAAGTACGGAACTAAAGAGTGGGATAAAGTTATTCAGATTAAGAATGAAATTGAAAAGATAGAACAAGCAGACAAAGCGTATTTTGATGCTGAGTTGTCAAAAGTTAGATGGGTTCAATTTTGGTGTTTCTTTGTAGCCGCTTGGATTTCATGGTACATTGTATGGGGATCTAAATAAGGTTTAATTTGAAACCGGACACCTTTATGTATACATCGGGTAACTATTTTTAACGGTAAATATGTCATATTCTGAAAA